TACTCCTATAGCTCTTTTTCTAGGAGCTCCATTGAGCATGCTTTTCTTTATTTTTTTAGCAGTTATAATGGTTAGTGCATTAGGGGCATTTGGTTTCTTTTTATTAATACTGTTAGCTATTATGTTTTATATAACTATTAAATCTGGAATGGATGACTAGATGTCATCCTTTTTTTATTCCCTACTATTTTCATACCGTATTTCAGCTTCTTGAACTAATTCCTCTGCCCTTATACTCCAGTAGCCAGTCAGTTCATATAAGCTACAAGACATTAATGTTTCATAGCTTATATTCAGACTGCTTTTAAAATCATTTTTCATATTCAAGACTTCTAGTAAATCAGTCACTATATCCTGTAACTGTATATTTTGACTTACTCTGTTTCCAAAATCTCTTCCTGATTCATTTCTTCCTCGTTCCCTGTATCTGCAGTAGTCTCTTCGGAATCCGAGACTACTATAAAATTTCTTGCTGCATTTATTACTTTTATATAATCTTTTCCTTTTAGCTCAAGCAAACTTCCGTATTTTATTCCACTTGCCTTTTCTGCTACTGTAAGCAACCATCCGTCTTCAAGTTCTTTTACAGCTGCTCCTTTATTCCTCTTTTTAAATTCACTTTCAGCTATCAGCAATTTTTTTCCTGTCAAGCTTTCAAAATCCAGTTCAATTTCTCTATATTTTTTTCCGTCAAGAGTATACTCCTGATTTAATTTAACTATTTCTGCCATTTTTTACCTCCTAAAACATTCCTAAATGTCTTCTTAACTGATTATTGTCTTCACCATTTATTTCCGCAATATTGTTCAGTACATCTATATAAACTATCTTTTTACCTTTAAATGTTAATTTATAATATGTACAAGCTATATCAATACTTGTTTCAATTTTTGCCCCAGGTTTGGCTTTTAAACCGTCGATAGTTTTAACCATTCCTTTAAATGTTGCATCAAAATCTCCAAGTCCTGCTCCATGAGTAACTTTATCCATGTACTGATAAGCTCCCTTTAACTCGAACATCATAGGTTGCATGTTATTAAGCCCTATCATTGTATCGTCAACGGAATCCATTTTTATTTTTGCTTCAAGTTTCTTGTAATGTCCCATTAACGGAACTTCCAATTCAGCACTTAATCCTAATTGTTCAGTAGTAACTGTTGCATAATCTATTTTCGGAAGCTCTACTTCAGAAATTCCAGCTAAGCTATTAGTTCCGTTGATATATAGCAACGCATTTATAAGACCGTTCGGTATTTTTGTCTGACTCATACTCCTTATCCTCCTATTCCTTTTAATTTCTCAGCAAATTCGGTTAATGCATCCACATCATACTTTTTCTTAAATGTCATTGATTTTAATCCTGGAATTATTCCTAATTTTATTATCCAAGTTATATCCCCATTTATTATATTAATGACATCATTATCTGGAATAGATAATTCCGCACTTGCAGATAATAAGTTTTCAGTAGATACTAACGAATTAAGTCTAATATTCATTGCTTTTGTAACAGTTTCTGCCAATTTTAAAGAAAATTTCTTATCCACTCTATCGAAATAACTTATTACAAGCTCATTACCGATATATTTGAACAGTCTTCTTGAATAAGAAAATTTGTCCTTTGGATCAGTTGCTAGCGGATTTTTAGCTGTTTCAGTTCCCCAGTTTCTCCAACCTTTGAAACTGATAGCTGTTATTACTCCGTTTTTATTCAAGAAATTAGCCTGTGTCTCCCTATCCAGTATTATTTCTTCAAAATTTCCCTGTGAATTTTTATATAAAAGGGAATCCATCTTATACTTATAATTCGATGGAGACTGCGAAGGTATCCCATCATTTTCGTTGTCAACAGACATTGATAACGCAGCATAATGCAATGACTGGTAATATCTTTTCCCGGCAAGTCCAATCATTCCATATAAAATTAACTGATCCTTATCCAGTATATTTTTGCTGTCTTTCCATTCAGGAATTTCATCATATCTTTTGTCAATCGGTGCATTTATTAATGCCATAGATTCGAACATTCCACCGTTAATATTAGTTGCCTTTGTAGCCATTACCGCTGCAACATCTGATTCGTTCGAAAAATCAGGAACATCTATAAATGCCGGGAGTTCGGAAAATTTCAGGAATATATCATTAATCAGTTCAAGTCCTGTCCTTTTCATTGTATTGGTGTTGTATCCACCTATTGCTTCAGTCTTAGTGACTGCCGACAAATCAGCTTCCTCATACTCAATATCTATTTTTGTTCCAGTAGAAGGTTTAGCATATATTTCAAGTCCTTCTTCTGTCCATACAGTCAGGGCATCAGCTATAGGTTGTGATGTGGTGTTGTCTTTAACTACAAGAGTATCAGTCATTATCTTGTGATTTTTAACTAATACTTTTCCTCCTTTCACTTCCAGCCCCTGTTCAGTTTTCTTTGATGTTTTATGCTTTGCTGGGTCAAATATGTTTACAACATATAGAGGCCCTACTGCATATAACTCAAAGAATATTTTTATTGCCTGAGAAATTGAAAAATCTAAGTCATAAGTATCTCCAAAATATTCAACTGCTTCCCTGTAATTAGCTAATCTTACAAGTTCATTTATTTTTCTTTTATCTTTCTTCACCTTATGAACTGGAGCTGTTCCAACTATAAAGTGTCCATAGTCAAGTATTACAGGTAAATTTATGTCTGATGCAACTTCTGTCTGATATGTTCCATGCTTATAAGCCATTATTCACTCCCTCCTGTCTTCTCTTTTACTTCTTCTTTTAATTCCTGTGATATTTTTTCAAGAAATAATTCATTTTGTTCATATCCTGCTAATTCTTCAACGTTTATCAACAATTTATCTAGTAACGGATATTTTTTCTTTAATTCTTCTATTTTTTCTCCGTAATATACATTGCCTTTGACAAAGCCAAATTCAGGCAAATCTATGTTTCTTCCGAGATAAATATATTTAATTTCTTCGTTCATTCCTTCCTCCTTAATCTATAATTCTTGTAAATGGATCTATGTTTGATGTTATTGGCTCCGCATAAACAGAAAAAGTTATTCTTGAATAAAAATACGGTTCTGAAGCGTCACTATGAAAAGTCACTTTAAATTCTTTCGTCTGATCAACAGCAAAACTTCCATTTTTAGTACTTTCTTCAAGTATTTTTTCTCTGATGTAGTCTCCAACAGCCAGATTATTTATATAATCCTCTTCCTTTTCTTCCTTACTTCCTATCCATATTTCAAAATCAGCAAAACTGTTATAGTCATTGAAATTTTCTCTTTCCTGAGAAAATTCAACTGCTCTTAAAATTACGAAAGGAAAGTAGTCATTTGTTTTTTTTCCGTTTTCCCGGTCTTCAAAATTATTGGAAGGAAGAAATCCTCTATAAACTTTAAAGCCTTTTTTTTTCATGTTTTCTTCTTCCATAATTTTTTTCAGGAAATTGTGTAAATGTTTTTCTGTATGCTGTATCATTTAATCAATCGCCCCATTTCATGTTCAAATCTCATATTGAATTTTTCTTCTGCAAAGCCTTGCAAGTAGTCCAGTATGCTCATTTCTCCTAACATCTGCGGAGCTGATGGTCCTTTCAAACGTTTTATAGGTAAACTTGATTTCCCTGTTCTTACAAATGCTCCTAATCGTCCGTCATTATAAGCTATAAATGCATTCGGGATATTCTTCATTCTGCTTCCTTTTACTCCAGCTTTTACTCTTTTTTTATTCCTAGTTCTTGGGGCTAACTTAAAATGATCAAGTCCAATAACATTTCCTCTACTTTCAATACTTCCATATAGTGTTGATGTAGTAGCTTTCACTATTTTTAAATCAGCTAACAAATCACTATATTTAATGGTATACATTGCTCTAGCTCTTCTAACTTGTTCAGTTTTAGTCATGGCTAAGCTCCTATTGATTGCCATTGCTGTAGCTTTTGGAAGTTTATTTTTTAACTCTGGGAAGTATTCCAATATTTGTCCCAGCTGATCCACATCAAATTTTACTTCTAACATCTAAATTTCCTCATTTCTGACAAGATCTATTTCATACATTCCCATATCATGCTTACTTGCCACAACCTCATATTTAATCCCGTCCAGTTTTAATGTTTCTCCGGTGTGGGGCTGTAGTTTCAGATACGGATTTCCAATAAATAAAGTAAATCCGTTCTGATATACTCCATCTTCCTGTGTTATGAGCCCATTTTTTTGCTTATTTTGAAATTTTTCTTCGTCAATGACACATATTACCTTTCTTCCATTTAGAGTGTGTTCTGTGCCAAATTCTGAAGAATGGAATGCTTTTTTTACAGAGATAAAAAAAGAAGAATTTACTGATCAAGCTGGAAATATAAAAAATATCTCAGAGCTGGCTACATTTACTGAAAATTTAGATAACTCAATTAATTTGACTGGTGAATATATAAAAGAAATTAGGGATGTAATGCAAAAAGCTCCAAAAATGGAAGCAATTGATAAAAATGCTGAAAATCTTTTAAATTCATTGATTGAAGAACAAAAAGTGCTAACGGAGATTAATGATTATTTTGAAAAAGGCGATTATAAAACTGATAAATTGTCAAAAATTGGAGAACTAAACGATAAATACAAAGTTGTGTGGCAAAATAGACAGGAAAATCATAAAATTTTTA